GAATTCAATTTTTACAATGAAGATAAAACTTCAAACGCTTTAGGATACCTTCTAAACTTTAAGGATACAACTTTGTCTTTGATGTACGATACAAGTTTATCCGAAGATCAAAATATTCTCGCCACAGTCACGATCCCTACTATAGTCGATACCTACAGAAAGGTCAATATCTTCTTTGAAAGGGGTGTGATCTCCGTCTCCATAGATGGAACCCGGTACCTCTACTTCAAAGAAACGGATGGTTTCAACCAAGGTCTCGGTGTCGCTTCACGTGTCGTGAGCGCAACTGGCGGAGCTTTTGTGAATGTTTTCATAGAGGAGACTGCCGCAAATTCTAAATTCAAAAACCTTAGAATCGTTAACGGACGATTCATATCCGATAAAACGAGTAACATCGCGTTCATAGGTGGTAACCTGGGCGTGGGTGTGAACTCCCCCCAAGAAGCCCTCGATATCCGAGGGAATATGCACTTCAATAGGGTCTCCAATGTGAGCTCCGTGAGTGTAGACTCCAACGTGGTCACCGAATACACGGGACCCCACGATCGACCCCTGCGGAAGTACCCGGAGGTGGCTATGACGGCGAATGATAATTCGAGTACGAGTGGGTATACTGTGAGTGCGAGTAGTTCTTTAACAGCTGGTCAACCTTACATTAACTTTGATGGAAATTTAGCTTCACATTGGCACTCTCGATATCCTTATTATAGTACTAGTACGGGTGCGTATTCACCTGGAACAGCTGGTGACGGACAATTACCGTCGGGTACACTTGCCACAAACGAACTTGTTTCGGGACACCAAGGTGAATGGGTCTCAATCGAACTTCCTAAGAAGATAAAACTTGAAAAACTAAAAGTTATAGGTTCTACTCGACTCGCAACAGTCTATCAATTTCCTAAAGATGTGGTCGTAGCTGTGAGTGAAACTGGTTTAAGTGGAAGCTGGAGTGCCCTTGAAACGGCAACTCTTATCAGTCAAAATATTTCTAATCATTCGGATACTATCAACATAACAACACAAACATCATACTATAAATATTTCGCTCTTATCGTAAAATCTATTAGTACAGCCGGTCTACATTCGGCGGTTGAGATTTCTGAGCTTGAGTTTTACGGCCACGAAGAAGGCAGTGGCTCCCTAGACACCACCCTAAAGACCGTGTACAACGTGCCGGCGACCGCGGGGACCCAGTTGGAGGTCTACTATGATGCGAAAAATTATACGAGTGGTACGATTACTGATGAATCACCTAATAGTTATGTAGGAACTCTCAATAGTGTTACACTCGATAATAGTGCAATAGAATCATTCGATATCCCCGATGGAGGTAACATCAGTGCGACTTTAACGTCCATTCCATCAGCAGATTTTGTGCATTCGGTTAGTGTTTGGGTAAAGTTTGAAGGTGATACACTCACGACAAGTTATCCTTATTTATACTTTATGGGGGCTACAAGTCCTTATAGTGGATTTGCTTTATATTATGCCGGAGCGAGTAATCCGAATAAATTGCATGTATCTTGTTGGACATTGGATTATCCAATAAATTTTACATTTTCTAATGATACGTGGCACCACGTGACTTATACATACAGCGGGGGTGGTTGGAGTAGAAATAGTGCTCTCAATGCGTATGTCGATGGAATTGAATATAGTCTTGGTGTGAATAGGAGTAGTGGGACAGAAGGAACCACCCCAACATTAACCACGTCAAACGTTCCGTTACGAATCGGTACGACAAGTACAGGTGGTGCATTTGATGGTAAAATCGCGAACTTCCGTCTCTACTCCAAGGCCCTGAACGCCGACCAAGTGAAGGAACTCTACGATTACCAAAAGGATTACTTTTTGGGGTCCAAGTCCCAAGTGACCCTGTACAAGGGACACTTGGGCGTGGGGGTCGCCGAACCCTCGGGCCAATTGGAACTCGCGGGAGATGAGCGAATCCAAGAGTATCCTCCTAGGGCTATGACGGGCTATGAAACGTTGGTGGAGGGTCACGGGGTGTTTTGTGCTTCGTGGAGTAGTAATCCATCGTCATCTCCAGAATTATGGTATGGATGGAGAGTATTTGACGGTGATACTACTACTAATTTTAATTTGTGGCATAGTGGTGGAGGGTATAGTGCGTCAGGAACTTACGCAGCAACTGGTACTCACTCACTGGGTGGTTACCAGGGTGAATGGGTACGTTTGGATATACCGTATGAAATTAAATTAACCTCTTTTAGACTCAGGGGTAGAGATGGTACACCATCACAATCTCCAAAGTCTTTCGTTATAATTGGATCTAATACAGGTAATGAGTGGGATGTTGTATTTAGCACAGGGGATGCCGCATTGGTTGATACCGTATCAAAAATTTTTACAGTAAACTCTACAAATTATTATAAATATTACGCACTCGTGGTCGGGAGCATTGCCGGGACCTATCAGAGTGTGGGAGTTTCTGAACTCAGATTCTTCGGCACCCCCGGTCCCACGACCCTCGATAAGGGTTCGCTGACTCTAGGGAGGTCCCTCGATGTTCCCCGCGTTTCGCGGTACGACGTGGATACGGAAACCCCGAGACCCGAGAAGTTGGTGCTGGATTTAGATACCACCGTCAATTCCTCACCCACAGATATCTCGGAGAAGGGGAATCATGGGGTGTTTTATGGTGATGCTAAATACTCCGCACCGGATAAGGCGTTTAAGTTTGATGGGACGGATGATGTGCTTCATGTTAATGGAGTAACGGGTTTACCTACGGGTGATGCGATTTACACTCTTTCATGCTGGGTAAATGTGGGTGCAACTCAAACAACGACCAATCCATCTGTTTTTTACTTTGGGAGTTCTTGGGCTACTAGCCAATTAGCAGGTATATATTTTCGTGATGGTAATAAAGTTGCACACGATATAGGTTCAACGAATGTCTATACAACGAATCCAACATTAATTGCGGGAAAATGGCACCATATAGTCGTAGTTAAGCGGGGAACTGGGAATATTGTGGCAAACACAGCCTACCAGGGAATATTTGTAGATGGTGTTGAGATTACCCAACTATCAATAAATGGTAGTTCGAGGTCACAAACACTCGGTTCAAGCCAACAGATATCGGTCGGTCATCATTTTTCTGGAACTATAGGTAGTGGCGGTAGTGATGGTTTTGTAGGGTTGGTTTCAAATCCAAAAATATACTCGGTCGTCCTCGAACCCTCGGAGATTAAGAAACTGTACAACCTCGGCCGAACCGGGCGGTCCATGGTCATCAGCGACACGGCCGTCGGGATCGGGAAAGTCCCTGAAGCTCAGTTGGATGTGAGGGGGAACTTGAGGGTTAGTGGACATGCCTTTCCTGAAACGGTGGCTCCCAGATACTACACATCGATAAAAACTGGGAGATTCACGAGTGCTTCAAACCCTATTCTTACCGGATTTGATAACGTTGGCGACGGACACTCCGAGCCTATGGGTTGGGAAGTGCACATCAATTTCAATATAACACACAGTAGTGATATAGAAGTTTATATGGACGGCTTTTATACATCCAATGCTCCAACTACACATAGAACAATCGTAGAACATGGAACGCGACGACAGAGACAAGATAACGCAGGTACGACATTTTACCATGATAAATTTTATCTTGGAAGTTACATAGCACATAGTCACACATCACTATATTCGGTTATACGAATTCTTAATCCACACAGACAACATTCTTCTATTCATACGCCTAGCACTTCTACTGTGCGATACCACGCATGGGGGGAGACTGTGTATGTCCATCCAGGTGTTGGGACTACTATCGATTATGGAATGGGAAATTTGAAGGCGTCGGGAGCTGATCAAAGATTACACGGCATTCGCTTGGTGGCTCAAAGTGGGGGACTTACTGGAGCCTACACGATTTTCGCGATAAAATAAATTATGTATATATATAAATGGATCGTGAACCCCTTCGTTCGACACCAGGTGTCTCCAATATATGGATCGGGTATGTTCCAGACACGTTGGAAGTGCGTGATACTTTTGAATACATAGGTGATTGGTACGACTATCAGCCCGACCTGACATATAAAGTTCTCCCAAAGCATTTACACAAGGATGCATACAAACTGGTAAAAGGTGAAGAATTCGTCCAAGATGACGATAAATGGTCCGTTCTTAAAGTGAAGTTATTCCGGTATCTCCGCGAAGAACGCACGAGACGTCTCGCAGCCACAGACTTTTTGATGGTATCCGATTTCCCCTACCCATCAGAAGATATACATACAGCATGGGTTACGTACCGTCAAAAACTCAGAAATATGACAGCTACAACATCACAGGATTTACTTGAAAATAACCAGTTAGTAGTCAATTGGCCCACACCACCAATTTGGCCCGCGAATGTGGTCTAAGTTACAATCGACGCAGTCGATTGTCCCTCCCCATTCTCCCACGAATCTCTCAGGTTCGTCGAAGTATGGTATCTAACCAGTGAAGTTCTATGAACTTCCCAGCTTAAAAATAAACTCTCACTATATTATAAAATGTCTGGTGGTATTGCCCAACTCGTAGCCGTCGGAGCCCAGG